TCCTAGTTTTATAGAACACTTTGTGATGCCGGGTAACACAGGCACAACAATAAGTGGAAATATTTATATGGATTTTGCATAATGAAAAAAACATCAGTAGTAATAGATAACTTTTTACCTAAACCGGATTTAGTAAGAGAGCAAGCAATTAGTTTAGAATATCCTACTACAGGCTCATTTCCCGGAATGAGAAGTCTAGCCTGCGACGATGACTATCAGATGTTTATACATCATAGATTCCAAGAAATATTAGGTGTGAATATAACAGAATTTACTATGGATAGTTTTTGTTTTCAATTATGTTATGAAGGTGCAGATACTTGGATACACAAAGACGGAGTTGATTGGGCAGGAGTGCTATATCTAAATCCAGATGCTCCTTCAGAAGCTGGTACAGGTCTTTATCTGGAAAAAAACGGAGATTATGATCTGGTCAACGTAATTGGTAATGTGTATAATAGGCTTGTAATTTATGATGGTAACATGGATCACGCAAGTTTAATTGCTGGATTTGGTGATTCTCCAGAAAATGGCAGACTGACACAAGTATTCTTCTTTAACGCACAACCTGAGGCTTGGGAATAATGCGTGTTGATTTGTGGGACACACATTTTTATATAGGAAAAATGGCTGAAGCTGACGACATACTAAAAGAATGGGATCCTTATCTGCAAGATGATAGTTATATTAGTGACAGCATGTGGACTATGGCTGAAACTAAAAGTAGTATTAGAAACGAAAAAAACAAAGAGTTGCCTTGGAACATATTTTTTGAGTCAGTTCGTCCTCATATGAATACATTTTTAGAGAGTTTAGATCCACAAGTTGCTTACAATGTATACTGTGACGAAATGTGGTTTAACAAATATGAAAAAGGTGATTATCAAGAACCGCATGATCATGCTTTTCCAGGACGCGGAGTAAGTGTAATTTATTTTTTAGATTTTCCAGATCAAGAAAAAGATCCCGGAGGCACGCTTGTATTTGAATGTCCGAATTTTCAAATGATTAGAGCTACTGGTATGGATAGAATATTTAACGATTATAATTATCAACATATTACACCACCTCTAAAAAAAGGCAGTCTAATTATTTTTCCTAGCTGGATATCTCATTATGTGTTACCTAACAAGACAGATAAGAGAAGAGCAACAATAGCCGCAAATTTTGTGATCACGGCTGCTGATAAAAAAGATGAATGACACTTTATACATTGGAAATAACAATCAGTGGTTAATAGAAACATACGTGCCTATGTGGCAAGAATATGAACATCTATTTGAAAGCAACCATCCCAACCTAGTAGAACCAGGAAAAAGTACTACAGTCAATGGCTATCAAATACCACACACATTGCAAGAAACAAAAGATGTAGCTGATTTTATCATAGATAAAACAAACAGTATACTCCTAGAAGGAGAAGTTTCATGTAATATACATGATCACATTCAGACCTGGAGTATAAGGTACTATCCAGGAGGTTGGAAAGGCCTACACAATCATACAAAAGGACGTACAGGTTGCACAGCAGTTTTATATTTTGATGATATAGAAAAGCAACCAAACGATGAAGGTGCGTTTTACGCTATAATACAAGATGAAAAAGGTGATACACATGTAAATTGGTGGCAACCAAAAAAAGGATTGTTACTTATTATGGATGCTCGTATATGGCACGGTGTTTATCCTACAGTTGACGAACGTAAAGTAATGGTGTTTGATTTTGAGGCAACACATGGGTAGAACACTTTTTGTAGGTTGTAGTCATACAATGGGCTACAGAGAAGATGCTCCAACAGATGAACCCAATGTATGGCGTGACAATAATTACGCAGAAATATACAGCCAAATTTTTGATAAAAAGGTTGTTATTATGGCAAGTGCAGGAGCAGGAAATAGAGCATATCATAGGTTTATATCCTATGCTTTTGAAAAATATAACGATATAGATGAAGTTTTTGTTCAAAGCACTTATTGGGGTAGATTTCCCATAGCAATTAATCCTGACTTAGACGAACAAAATATATTTAACAAAGATTTTTTTATAGATAAAAACGTCTGTGATGATCTTGTTGATAGATATAGTATTGCTCTTTCGCCAAATAATAAATATTTAGAAACTTATTTAAAACCTTGGTCCAGCGATTATGATAATTTTCCTTACATGAAAGATACAAAGGTTTGGGAATCAGAACCAGATATAAGAAGAACTTCTCATGTTTATATGCAAATGTGGCATTACAGTAATACACATTTAGTGCAAGAAGATTATTTTACATATATGGCAATGTGTAACATGTTATGCGAAAAAAATAATGCAGAAATGTATCTTTGGAATATAAATGACAGATGCTATATACCTAAAGAAACAAAAAATTATTATGTAAAACTAAACAATACAAAAATTGCAGATATAGATGCAGAAAATTATTTAAAAAAATATATGGATATTGAAAAAGTAGACGGAGAACACTATTCAACAAGTGTCCATGGTGCTATTGCAAAGAGATATATACCATATGTAAAGGAGAAAGCATGGTAGAAAAAACATATGAAGAGTATAGCGGAATCGAAGAATATCATAATGCTTTTGACAAAGACTTTTGTGATGAAGTAATTAGACACTTTGAGACACTAGATGACAATCGAGTAATAAATCCTAATAGGCAAGGACATGGATTTGTAACTGATGATCGAATTGTGTTTGATTGGGCATATACACAAGGTGTATATCATTACGATTTTAAGATTTGCGATTATTTTTATGAAAGATTAAAAGAAATTTACAAAAGCGAATACATGCAAAAGTATAGTATACTTCAACATAGTAAACAACACAGTGCTAAAGGTATGAATGTGCAACGTACAAGTCCACATCAAGGATATCATGCCTGGCATGCAGAAGCCGCATGTAAAAGTAGTGCCTGTAGAGTTGTAAATTATATGGTATATTTGAATGATGTAGAAGAAGGTGGCGAGACAGAATTCCTTTATCAAGGGAAACGACTTGCTCCTGAACAAGGTAAACTAGTTATTTTTCCTACATCATTTACACATCCGCACAGAGGTAACCCTATTTACAAAGGACAAAAGTACATCATCACCGGATGGTACACTTATGACGAATAAGACATTTATTGGATTAGATAGAGATGGTGTAATTAATACTGATCTCGGACAATATTGTACCCATCCTCAAGACTTTGAACCTATTCCTGGCAGTTTAGAATCTATTGCCAATCTAAGGCACAAAGGTTATGGCATTGTTATAATAACGAATCAAGGAGGCATAGCCAAAGGACAAATGTCCATAGAAGATGTAGAATCTGTAAACAATTATATGCTAGATTTGCTAGGAAAAGCAGGTTGTACAGATATAGACGGAATATATTTCAGTGAAACAAGCGAAAAAAACGATCCATACGCAAAACCAAATGCAGGAATGTTTAAAATTGCACAAAAAGAAATTAAAGAACTTAAATGGAATAACGGATTTTACGTAGGAGATAAAATGACGGATTTGAAAGCGGCAATGAAAGTAAATGCTCGTCCTGTCTTAGTTAGGACCGGATATGGAGAGCAAACAGAACAGGATTTGAATAAATATACATATAAAAATATTAAACGACGTACATACGTCTTTGACTCATTGCAAGATTTTGCAGAGAATTTATAGGAGATAAAAATGCCATTCGCAGTTAAAAAACCGCACCCAAAGCATTCTAATGTAAAAGTCTGGCACTCGTGGGATCCAGACGGTGATGGTTACGAAGAAATTAGAAAGTTTAAGACTCAGGAAAGAGCCCAACAGTGGATCAACGAAAACCACCCATCAAAAAATTGTGAAATTGTTGAAATTGCACACGAAATTGGCCAGGATGATGACGAAGTAGAACGTAAAGATCAACTAGCCGAAGATGCTACAACGCCAAATGGTGTAATGAGTAATCGTGATAGAGATACAGTAAAAGTAGGTAAACTTACAAATTTCACTGTAGACGGCGAAATAGAAGACTAACCAGTTCTCACTAAAATATGTAAACCGTATGGAGTTTGTATAGGTTCTTCCAATAGTTGATCTTTTGGTGCATTCAATACACTGTAGTAAAGTTCTGGTACAACTCCATCCGTAACATCAAACCAACCTAAATCACCATCTCTATACCAACTGTGGGGACAGGCGCTGTGTTCTTTAACAGCAGTTGCCCAAGAAATACCACCTCTTAAAAGTTCACCTATTATCATTTTAGCGTCATGTACAGCAAAATATAACTGTCTACTGTGGCTTGATTCTATTGCATCTTCGTGGCTTATTAATATATGGCTACAACGTACTTTTGGAAACGTGGGTTTAGGCATGATGTTCCTTTACTATCTTCAAAACTCATGCTAATATTTACACCAGTTAATTAAATAACTTGCATAAAAAGGCTAATGGTGTTATAGTAAAAGTATGATAAAAGTATATGGCGACATAATGCTAGACAGGTGGATTGTTGGTAAAGCAAAGAGAATAAGTCCAGAAGCTCCTGTACCTGTGTTAAAAGAAATAGAACAACAATTTTGTCCTGGCGGAGCAGGCAATCTTGCAGTAAATATTGCCAATCTTAATGGAGAAATTGGAATATATGGAAGTATCGCATCTGACAAAGAAGGATATCGTGTAATAGAGTGTTTTTCAAACTTTAAAAAGATTAATTTTAGAGCAAGTGTGGACAGTAAATTAACTACAACCAAGAATAGACTAGTAGGTCAAGGCGGTCAGCACATTTGTAGGTGGGATAGAGAGGAAAAATACACCGGTAAAGATGCATTTCATAGATTATTAGAAGAAGTACAAGCGGAAGATATTGTCTGTGTAAGTGATTATGCTAAAGGCACAGTGAGAGAAGGTACAATTCAAAAATTATTGAAGAGAAACTGCAAAATTTTGGTAGATCCCAAGCAAGATGCTGAATTATACCGCGGTGCATACCTAGTCAAGCCAAATTTCCGTGAATTTAAGAACTGGTTTGGAAAATTTAGCAAAGAAAAAGCACAAAAAGCAGTAAAAGACTATAATTGGACCTGGTTAGTGGTTACAGCAGGTGCAAATGGTATGCATGTGTTTAATAATAAAGGTGAATACAAGCATTTTCAAGAACCTGCTCAAGAAGTTGCCGATGTTACTGGTGCAGGTGACACTGTGTTGGCTGTTCTAGCCTATCTTATCGACGAAGGGTATGATGTATTTGATGCATGTGAAAAAGCATGTTATGCCGCCGCTAGAGCAGTAGAACACAGAGGTGTTCATGTAGTATCTAAAGAAGATATCCAACGTGAAGTCGTGTTTACAAACGGAGTGTTTGATGTACTACATGCAGGACACTTGAAATTGCTCAAATATGCAAAAGGAAAAGGAAATAAATTAATTGTTGGTATAAACAGTGACGCAAGTGTACAAAGAATAAAGGGTAATGACCGTCCTATTAATGATATCGGCTCAAGAATAGCACAACTTGAAGAGTTGCCTTGGGTCGATGAAGTAAAAATATTCTCAGAGGATACTCCATACAAACTTATTCAAGAAATTAAGCCAAATTTAATTGTGAAAGGCGGAGATTATCAACCAAAAGATGTAGTAGGTGCTGATATTGCTGAAGTAGATATATTTCCACGTGTAGATAACTTCAGTACAACAAAAATTGTGGAGAAAATTAATGAGTAGACACACAGGCAAGGTAGAAAAAGGATGGGGTAGTGAAACTATATTTGCTACAAACGATTTATACTGCGGAAAATTACTAAATTTTAACAAAGGAGCAAAATTTAGTATGCACATGCATAAAGATAAAGACGAAACTTGGTATGTCTTATCAGGAAAATTTGTTGTGAAAACAATAGATACAACAAATGCTGATATTTTAGCCGATCCACTTGAAGAAGGCGATACCTGGCATAATCCTCCTATGCTTCCACATCAAATTTTATGTCTCGAGGCTGGCTGTATTATTGAAGTAAGCACTCCTGATAGTATAGAAGACAATTATAGGGTAGATAAAGGAGATAGTCAACAATTATGAAGATATTAGTAACCGGACATGAAGGATTTATAGGACAGAATTTTGTAAACTCTGTAATAGATAAACATGAAATAGCAGGTTGGGAATGGAACACCAATAAATTACCAGATGTTAAAGGGTTTGATTGGGTGGTTCATTTCGGCGCAGTAAGTAGCACAGAAGAAACAGATGTAGATAAAGTTATTTTACAAAATTACGAATTCTCAAAATGGTTATACAACGAATGTAATCATACTGGTGCAAATTTACAATATGCAAGCAGTGCTAGTGTATATGGAAAGACTGACCATTTCACTGAAAACGGAAAATTACAACCAGAAAGTCCCTATGCCTGGTCAAAGTACCTATTCGACCGTTGGGTACACCAACAAAGGCATAACATTCATGTACAAGGGTTTAGATATTTTAATGTGTATGGTCCAGGTGAAGCACATAAAGGTAATCAAAAAAGTGTTTTTCATAAATTTAAAGACCAAGCAGAAGAAAATGGAGAAATTTTAGTATTTGAAGGTAGCAAAGAAATTAAAAGAGATTTTATATGTGTTGCTGATGTAGTAGAAATCCATAAAAGATTTTTTGATATTAAACAATCTGGTGTTTGGAACATTGGAACAGGTTCTGCAACTAGTTTTTATGATATTGCAGAGAAAATTGCTGAAAAGCATGATGCTAAAATTACCGAAATTCCTATACCAGAGAATATACAAAAACAGTACCAATACTTTACACAAAGTAACAATACAAATTTACAAGTTGCTATGGGAGATTATAGATTTATATCACCCCTTGACTATCTTGATATGGCATAAATATGTTATATTAGGAAGATATAAATGGCACAAAATGATCCAGTTGTAAACCGCATACGAATTATTCCACGCAAAGACGATTTCTTAGATAGAAATGTTGGCTCAAGTGGAGAAATTTATTATAGTAAAGACACTAATGCCTTACGGCTTTACAGTGGTAACAACAAAGGCGGATTTGAAGTTGTTACAGAACAAAATGTACGTAGAAATATTGCAAATCAAGAAGTTGCAACAATTACATATGCAGTAACAATTCTTAATGATAATGATGTAGCAAATAGATACGTTCTTAACGGTGATTATCATCCAGCACCTAATTTTACAGTTGGATACACATATGTTTTTGATCAGTCTGATCAAACCAATGTTTATTATCCTAATGCCGTAGGCACAGTAATAAATGCCCATCCTTTACTTTTTAGTACTACTGCTAACGGAATACATGCTACACCTACAGCAGGCGTACCTTACGAAACAGGTGTAATTTATCTTCTTGAAGACTTGCCAGTTACTAGACAAAGATACGTTCAAAAATTTACTTCAAGTATAAGTAGAAAAGTACAAATTACAATTACAGCAACAACACCAACAACCTTATATTATTACTGTCAATACCATGCTAACATGGGAAATACAATTAGTATTTCATATCCTGGCACAGGCTCTTACAATGACTTAACAAATAAACCAACTATACCTGCTGATGTGAGCGATCTTACTGATACTACTTCGTTGCTATTTGACGGTACATACGCTAGTCTTACAGGACAGCCGACCATTCCTTCTACAATATTAGATTTAGGCATAACTGATGGTAATGCAGATCAAGTTTTAAAAACAGACGGTGCTGGTAACTTTAGTTTTGTTGATCAAACAGGTGGTGCAGGTAGCGGTGACACATTTAAAACTATTATAAGTGATGATGGACAAGTAATTGCATCAGGAGAGTCTACACTTAATGTTCTAGGCGGCACTAACATAGCAACGGCTATTGCAACAGACACATCAAATGTAACAATTAATTTAAGTGCATTTAGTGTAGATTTTTTAAGTGATGTAGACACAACTACAGTAACACCTTCAACAGGACAGGTTTTAAAATGGGACGGATCAAAATGGGCACCAGGTACAGATGCAACAACAGGCGGCGCCGGAACTGATGCTGATACTTTAGATGGTTTCGACGGCTCATACTACTTAGATTATAGTAATTTTTCTAATACACCCACTGTTGCAACATTATCTAGTTTCAGTGTAGGTAATGAGTTGGTTGCAAGCGGTAATGGTGCAATAGGTTATGATAATACTACAGGTGTGTTTAGATACACTCCACCTACTGCCGCCGGCATAGGTGCAATTACAGCAGAAACAAATGACCTTACATCTGCGGTTGTTTGGGCAAGTGTGCCTAACGACTATATTACACAAAGTAGTGTTGTACAACACCAAACTGCTTTAAGTATTACAAGTGATCAAATTATTGATAGAGATGATTCTATTATATTTGTGGGCGACGATAGTACAGGAAGCAGTGTGCCTGTAGGCAGTACAATTCAATTCACAGGTTCAGGCGGAGCAAGTGTCCAAGTTTCTAATGGTGTAGTCACAATAGCCGCAAGTGGAGGTGGTGCAGCTTCTAATAGTTTTGCAACTATTTCCGCTGACGGAAATAATGTCGTCGCAGCAAGTGCAACTGATACATTGACACTTACTCCTGGCTCAAACGTAACCTTTAGTGTAGATACAGGTGCAAAACAGATTACTATCAACAGTAGTGCAACTGGTGGCGCAACAGATTTTGATGATTTACAAGATGTTACTACAGCAGCCTTAAAGATTGACTTAATAGCAGAACCAGCAATAGCAAGACTAGACGTGTCTGCAAGCCAAACTAACGGTTATAGATTTGACAGTCATTATAGCACACTTAATCCAACAATTTATGCTATATCTGGTACCACTATTGCATTTAACTTAAATAGTGGCACAATGGGCAGTCATCCTTTCCAAATACAAGATAACACAGGTACACAGTATGATACAGGATTAGTTCATTATACACCTAGTGGTACAAAATCTACAGGATCTAATGCACAAGATAAAACATCTGGTACATTGTACTGGCATGTGCCTTTTGGAATAAGCGGAAACTGGAGATATCAGTGTACATCACATGCTCCTATGGTAGGAACAATTACTGTTAAAGCGTTTAACGCATTATAATACCCATTTCTTGAAACTTTTGATATAACTGTTGACGTACTTCTTGTATTTTAAGTCTGGTATCAACTAATCCGTGAGGATTGATATATCCGTTAAAGTCAGAATCGTGACCAACATCAATTTTTTTTACAAGATCTTTTAATTCTTCCATTAGAACATTAATATCATAAGCATATTGTTCATTTTCTACTTGCTTTAATCCCTTTGTAAACTTTTTCCACTCGTTAACAAATTTAGGTTCAGTTGATAAATTAAATCTGTCCATCTTCGTCCCACTTATCTGCTGGTATTACATGAAAAATATCATACTCGTCGTATCCATTACTAGCTTCTGTAATACTTGAATTATCTATTAATGCTTCTAACTGCACAGGCATTAAAGGAGGTACATTAAATACTTTACCTTCTTCTAGCTCAGCTTCATACATACGTCCGTCTTTTACATCAATATATCTAAGCCTAAATTTTCCAGCATTACAAAACCAAGTTTTATCTGTATTTTTATGAAAATACATACTTGTCCTGTTTTTTGCTTTGTTGAATACTAAAATTTTACAAGCATAATCTGCATGATTTGCCCACAACAAATCCATACCATATGCAGTATCTACCATAGAGTCGCTCATTATATCTCCATCAAATCTACAACTTTAAATACTGTTTCTAGTTTGCTTAAATTTACTTTGTTAGTAAGAGTGTTTTTTAGCCCGTTGTGTAAAGGCTTTGGCCAACAACTAAATGCACACCAAGCGTATCCGTTGTGTTCGCTATTTAATTTAGGCAAAAATTCGTTTTCTACTACACATAGATATGTATGGAATTTAAACTTCTGATCATTACTTACAAAAGTTTCTAAAGGTATAGTCTTCTTTATATCAATGTGGCCTATTTCTTCATCGATTTCTCGCTTCAATCCTTCCCAAGGAGTTTCTGTACCTTCATTGGTACCACCAACAAGACCCCATGTGCGGTTAGTTTTGCCATTTGTTCTATGTAAAAATAAAAATCTTTGGGTGTCTAATGTATAGATTATTGCACCACTGCAAACTATTTCTTTCATACAAATAGTTAGCCTTCTAGTGCAAGCCTCCATGTACCTCTTGGATACAAGCCGTCAACACTTTTAAGCCAATCATTTCCGTCCCAACGATATTGTACATTTGTTGTAAGATTTGTTATGTAGGTTATTGTTGCTGTTTCAGACGCATCAAACACTATTTGCCATTTTGATCCAGTCCATTCAATTATATCATTTGCAGACGCAATTAAATCTTCACCATTTGTTGCTTTCCAAGCATCTGGACCATCTGTATTATTTGCATTTCCTATGTCAGCAAGTAAAAGCATTCTTACACCAGTGGCTTTAATTTCAGATGGGTTAAACGTAGTAGGATCTATAATAAAATCTATAGAGGTAAAACTATTTGTATCTCTTGCTGGGCCATTTATTACAGAATTACTCGGAAAACTATCAGTATCCCAATTTACAATTAATTGTCTTGGATTAAGTTCGTTAATAGCAATACTACCAGTTATAGTTGAATCAGTATCTAATTTTGTAAAATGTATGCGACTTATATCTGCTTGATATTGACCTGGTAGAGCTTCTAAAAGTTGATCCCATAAAGCATTTCCAACTGTTCCTCTATGCACAAGCTGAACAACGTTACCATCTACATACGCACCGTAATTTTTATGTGTAGTTGTGACTACAGTGTCTTCAACATCTGTGTTTATATCTCTATCAGTATCATTGCCTTCACTTACTGTACCTACTTTGATAGCATCATCAAATCTATTAAGATCAGGACCGCTTAACCCTAATTCTATATCACCTTTTGATTCATCAAAAATACTTGTAATTATGTTTGCAATTACTCCTAGTCTTTTTACTTTTACTGGTGGTGAAATGTATATAGGAGTAGTAAATGTCATGTCTGCTATATCTATTTCACTATCCACGCCTACTGGAATAGAACGTGAACTAAATGTCACTGAATCTAAATTTACTACACTCAAACTTGTCCAATCAATGTAGTTATCCGTTGTTTGTATTTCTAAACTTGGATTAAAAAGAGTAAGAATTTGTTCAAGAATTTGTAGTTTTTGTTCTGTATTTGTACTCCAAATATCTACTTTCATTGTAAGATTATAAGGTGTAGGCATTAAACGTTCGACTGTGTAATTTTTACCTTGAAAATTTAAATATTCTCCACCATCTTTATCATAAGCACGTTCACGTATATTCAGTTTATTAACATAGCTACTATCACTTGTTCGTGTTCTATCCATTTCAAGTCCTGTGACATACACAGCCATACGTGGTGCACTTGGTATTTTGTTTTCTGAATTGTCCCGTATAATACTTGATACTTGACGTGTTAGATCACCATACATAACAGGTACTTGCACTAGTTTACCTTTGCCATCTTTATAACTAAAATTACTCATCAGGCGTATCATCTGTGTGATATATCGTCTTATTTGTCCGTCATAAAAGTGTTGCATTAGTTGTCTGCCTTAGGTCTAAGTGCTTTAGATAACGACTGACGTTCTTTAGTTTCTTCGCCACCAATTTTACTACTTCTAGCATTATTGATAAAGCCTGTTTTCTGCGTGTTTCTTTCGTCTGTATTTGTAAGTGTTACTCTTACATCATCTTGTACTTTCACCCATCTATTCCCATCATATTTAAATAACCTTTTTGGCATAAAATCTGTCCTAAGAAAATAATCACCTTCTTGGTTAGTTGCCGGAAAACTAATCCCCATACCATAAGGTGCACCATTTGGCGATTCACTTGTGCCTAATAAGTATCCGTTATATCCAGATCTATCTGGATTATCTGTTTGTTGATCTACAGATGTAGCACCACTTGCTTCTATTTCTCCAGAATCAGCTGTTTTTAATGCAACACTGCCGTCATCGTTAGTTGCTAATGTATAGTAATGACTTATGTCATAACCACTTTTAGCAGCATCTGCTTCTGCTTGATTAATCACTGCATCGTTTATTTGCATTTCTTTTTCATAAGTTGAAAGTAAATCTCTCAAAGTATCGTTACCTGGATTATCTGCATCTGCAGGTAAATCAAGTATTTCTTTAAATTCTTGTCCATCGTATATTTGTTTTAGTTTTAGTCGATATAGATGAGGATACCAAGTCATTGAAAAACCTTCAGCGGCTCTGTTTATATCTTCGATTACATAAAATCTTTTCAATGCCATTTGTAAATCGTTGAGAGCATATTCATCTTTCAAGTGCGGAAGTTCTATGACATCGCCGGGCATAAGTTTTCTTCCTAGCGTTTTTACACTACTGTTTATATGTACAGTCATAAAAAGAGTATCATTTGTTAAAAACAAACCAAATTGACTAAGATCAAAATCAATGTCTTGGACATTGTAGATAGCTCTCATGTTGTAAATGTCAGGATCATATTTCCTATCACGGTTTTCCATAAACAGCATATCTTGTATGTTAGTTTCTTTGACTGCATCGTATTGTGGCTTATCAGCTGTTGCTTCTGCATCTGTAGGATTTACAGGACCTAAATACTTGTGAACATTTATGTCTGTACCACCAACAGTAAACATTTCAAGGACTTGTTTGTCTATGAATTCATAATCTTTTGTTTTTTCTGGTCTGTATAAAGATATTCTTGGCATGTACATATTTATCGTAACGATAAATACTATTGGAGAAAGATTTATGGCTAGTTTGCAAACACAAAAACAAGAAGTTTTCGATTATGTATATGCACTATTAGGTGGTGGTATGATCGATGTTGAATTAGATCCAGTGCATTACGAAACTGCGTTGGGCAAAGCACTATCTAGATTTAGGCAACGTTCTGATAATTCAGTAGAAGAAAGTTATGTGTTTCTTGAACTTGTAATAGATCAAAATGATTATATATTACCCAGTGAAGTTGTAGAAGTAAGACAAGTATATAGAAGAAGTATTGGTTCTAGAACTGGTGGCGGCGATGGAGGATCATTGTTCGAACCATTTAATCTTGCTTATACAAATGCTTACTTACTAAGCACACAAAACATGGGCGGATTAGCAACATATGATATGTTCTCTCAACGCCAAGAATTAGTTGGAAGAATGTTTGGTAGTTTTATTGAATTTAAATGGAATCCTACAACCCATAAATTAACACTACTACAACGTCCTAGAGCAGATGAAACAATTCTAATGGAATGTTATAATTACAGACCTGATTCGCAATTATTAGAAGATTATCTAGCCAAACAGTGGATTAAAGATTATACGTTAGCAGTTTGTAAATACATGCTAGGTGAAGCACGTAGTAAATTTGCAACTATTGCTGGACCACAAGGAGGCGGTCAGCTTAATGGTGATACACTGAAAGGTGAAGCCCAAGCTGAAATGGAAAAATTAGAATCAGAAGTAGCAACACAAATACCTGGCGGCATGGGATATAGCTTTACTATAGGCTAAAAAGTACTTGACAAATCATTAAAAATTTATTATAATAATACGAACAAAGAGGATGTCGTATGATAGTAGGAATGTGTGGATTAATCGGTACAGGCAAAGACACAGTTGCAGATATTCTAGTACACAATTATAATTTTAAAAAAATAAGTTTTGCAGATAAACTAAAAGATGGCGTAGCTACAGTTTTTAGTTGGGATAGGCAGATGTTGGAAGGAACAACAGATGAAAGTAGATCCTGGAGAGAACAAAAAGATGAATTTTGGAGCAGAGAAACCAATGAGCACATTACCCCTAGGCTGGTCCTTCAAATGTTTGGTACTGATTGTATGCGTAATGGTTTTTATAATGGTATTTGGGTCAGTATAGTAAAGCAACAAATTTTAGAAAATCCTAATCAAAATTTTGTTATTCCTGATGTGCGTTTTGAAAATGAAGCAGTAATGATAAATGAAGTTGGCGGTGAAGTATGGAGAATATGTCGCGGAGAAGATCCAACCTGGTTCACTAGATATATAACAGATGATGTAACACCCGTAGATGTTCATGAAAGCGAATGGCGTTGGGCCAAGTTAAATTTTGATTTTATTGTAAAAAATAATGATACAATAGTAGATCTTAAAAGTCAGGTATCAAATCACCTTGCTTCCATTTAACACCTTGCTTTTGCATTAATCTTTGACAATTAGCACAGATTGTTTTTAAATTATTAGGCGATGTATTTTGCAAGTGTCCGTCTATGTGAAACACATTGAACTGTTCAGGATACTGACTTTTGTATCCGCATTTTTCACATTTATTTTTCTTTTCATATCCATCTAATTTCCATTGGGGTATACCTTTACCTACAGTGCCGTACTTATTACAAGACTCGCATTTACGACGGTAAAAGGTTTTTCCGTTTTTTTTATAATTTATGGCCGCAGGACGTTGTCCACATAAACATAAAGGTCTCATAATGTATTTACCGTACCTTTACCGCCCCTTTTTGTAGGTGTATAACAGTGTAAATTAAAATCATTACGATAAATAAGTATAACAGACTAATACCTTTAGGAGAAAATAAAATGGCATTAACATCACCAGGTGTTCAGGTATCCGTAATAGACGAAAGTTTTTACACCCCTTCGGAGCCAGGCACCACACCAATGATTTTCGTTGCCTCTGCGAGTAACAAAGCAAATGCAGGCGGCACAGGCACAGCACAGGGTACACTAAAAAGTACAGCTGGCAAACCATACTTGCTAACATCACAACGTGACTTAGCAGATACATTTGGAGATCCAGTTTTCCAAATTGATTCTAATAACAATCCAATACATGGTTCAGAATTAAATGAATATGGATTACAGGCTGCATATTCGTTGCTAGGTGTAAGCAATAGAGCATATGTTGTGAGGGCAGATGTTGATCTCAATGAACTGAAAGCAAGTGCAACAGCACCAGCGGCAGATCCAAAAGATGGCACATACTGGTTTGACACAGATGATTCATTGTACGGTATACAGCAGTGGAACGGCGAAGCTATTACAACTACAGGTGGACAGCAGTTTACTAACAAGGTACCTTACGTAATAACAGATGCAACTGAAACTGAAGATGGTTCATTAGTTGTAAACGGATTCGAAGGTAAAAAGCCAAAAAGCACAGTTGGTGCAATAGGCGATTATGCTGTAGTAGCAACTTCAACTCTAAACAGAATTTACTACAGAAACAAAAACGGCGTTTGGGTATTAGTTGGTAGTGATGCTTGGACAAAGAGTTGGGCTACTGTAAAAGGTACAAAATCAAACCCGACTTTTGCAAGTTCACGTAACATAACAATTAACGGAACAACAGTAGCAATTGGTTCAAGTGATACAGTAACAAATGTTGTTTCAACAATTAACGGTTTGCTTATACAGGGTGTAACGGCAGCAGTAGTTGATACAAGACTAGAAATTTATAGTGATGGCACAGGAAGTGCAAGTCAAGATAGTACACTAGCTGGTGATATTTTAATCGGAGGTGATGCCGATGGATTGACAGAGCTAGGTATAACAGCTGGCACATACTTTCCTCCTGCACTTGCAATAGATCCGCACACAAGCGTTCCAGAATGGAAAACAGCTGATACATATACACGCCCAAGCGGAAGTGTATGGATTAAAACTACAGAGCCAAATGCTGGTGCAAAATTAAATGTTAAAGAATGGAGTGATTCAGCAAAGACTTGGAATAAAATTGTTTCGCCTATGTATGCATCAAATGCAACAGCGTTATACAATTTAGATAGAACAGGTGGTGGAGCAAATATTGCAATAGGTGCATTATATGCAAAAACTAATGTAGCCGCTGATTCAAGCCCATTAGGTACATTTAAATTATACAGAAGAGAAAGTGTAGGATCTACAACTATTACATCTGCAAAAATTACAGGAAGTACATTCTCAGCAGGTGCACTTAGCTTTAAAATGTCCTCAACTAAAAAAGGACAATTAACTTTTGAAAGCGAAGCTACAGTTGGATTTACTGCAACAGGCGCTACAACAGATGCTGGTTTGTTAGCTGAAGCAATTACAAACCAAGGAATGAATGGTGTAAGTGCAGAAGTAAATGCACAAAACAAAGTTATAATTAAGCACTCAGAAGGTGGTGAAATTAAATTTACTGACACTGATGGCGCACTTACATCCGCAGGGTTTGCACCGTTCGTAAGTGCAACAAGTGGTACTGCTAATCTTTACTATCAAGATGGTACAGATAACACAACAAGTCCGCTACAACTACAAGCATCGAGCTGGAAAGTCCTAGTGTACACAGCAAGTAATTCGGCTGTGACGCAACTTGCAACACAAGGACAATTATGGTACAGTTCTGTAGTTGACGAAATTGACATTATGATCCATGACGGAAGTAAATGGGTAGGATATCTATCAAGTACTTCTCCATTTTATCAAGCGGCAGCTGATGATCAAACTGATCCAGCAGGACCTATTGTAAGTGCAACAAGACCAGAAAAACAGTCAGACGGGTCATTATTGAAAAATGGCGATATTTGGATTGATACTTCCGACTTAGAAAATTATCCAGGGATATACAAATTCAACGCAAACTTAACAAACACACCATTAGCAAACAGATGGGAACTTGTTGACAAGTCAGATCAAACTACAGAATCAGGTATATTATTTGCTGATGCACGTTATAACACAAGCGGTGCTAATTCAAATGAAGCAGGTGATATAGATACACTTTTAGAAAGTGACTTTGTAGATTTTGATTGCCCAGACCCGGCACTATATCCAAAAGGTATGCTACTTTGGAATCTGCGTAGAAGCGGATTTAATGTAAAACGTTTTGAGCGTAACTACATTAACACAGCAAGTAATAATATACGTTTTGGTTCAGGTGATGGCGAGTCTATGGAAAACTATTATGTACATCGTTGGGTTACTGAATCAGGAAATCAAAATGATGGATCTGGTAGCTTTGGTAGAAAAGCACAGCGTAAAGTTATAGTACAAGCACTACAAGCAACAATGAACAGTAATGATGAAATTAGAGATGATGAGTCAAGACTATTCAACGTAATGGCTACACCAGGTTATCCAGAACTAATTGGAGAAATGATTAGTCTAAACTTTGATAGAGGACTTACAGCTTTTATCCTAGGTGATTCACCAATGAGACTTACACCTGATGCTACTTCATTAAATGAATGGGCAACTAATGTTAATTCTGTGGTAGAAGATAATGATGATGGACTAATTAGTAGAGACGAATACTTGGGTGTATTTTATCCATCAGGATTTACAAGTGACAATGCAGGTAACAATGTTGTAGTTCCAGCGTCGCACATGATGCTACGTACATTGGCACTAAGTGATCAAGTATCGTTTCCATGGTTTGCACCTGCAGGAACTAGACGAGGCGGTATAACAAATGCTTCTTCAACAGGTTTCTTAAATGCAGAAGGCGAATTTATAGCTACTGCACTAAACGAAGGACAAAGAGACACATTGTATTCAAACGCAGTCAATCCAATTACGTTTATTACAGGTGCAGGACTTGTTAACTTTGGACAGAAAACTCGTGCAAGAGGTGCAAGTTCACTAGACAGAATTAACGTAGCACGTTTGGTTATCTACTTACGTAGTCAACTTAATAAACTTGCAAAGCCTTATATCTTTGAGCCTAATGATAAAATCACACGTGACGAAATCAAACAAGCTGCAGAAAGTTTAATGCTTGAACTTGTAAGTCAAAGAGCACTTTACGATTATCTTGTTGTGTGTGACGAATCAAACAACACACCGTCAAGAATAGACAGAAATGAACTATACTTAGATATTGCTATCGAACCAGTAAAAGCAGTGGAGTTTATTTATATTCCGCTACGCTTGAAAAATACTGGAGAAATAGCAGGACTATAAACTGATAAATACTATTAACTTAGGAGCAATAGATGGCAATTTCAACTTTATCAAAAATCACAGTACCGTTAGCTAGTGGTGATTCCGCAAGCAATCAGGGACTGCTTATGCCAAAGCTCCAGTATCGCTTTAGAGTGAGCCTGGAAAACTTTGGTGTTTCTACACCGACAACAGAGCTTACAAAGCAAGTAATTGATATTACTAGACCTAACGTAAGTTTTGAACAAATGACTATAGACATATACAATTCAAGAGTATACCTAGCGGGTAAACATACTTGGGAACCACTTTCATTGAACTTACGTGAAGATGTAAACAATAATGTGCAAAAACTTGTAGGCGAACAGCTACAGAAGCAATTTGATTTCTTCGAACAGTCAAGTGCAGCATCTGGATTAGATTATAAATTTACAACACGTATTGAAATTTTAGATGGTGGTAACGGTATTCATACTCCAAATATACTAGAAACATTTGAAGTATATGGTTGTTACTTAGAAAGTGCAAACTACAATACACTCAACTACGCTACAAACGAACCAGTAACAGTTGCATTGAGCATTAGATACGATAATGCAATACAAACACCAGCTGATACAGGTATTGGTACAGCAGTAGGAAGAACACTTAACACAGCCGTAACAGGTGGCGGCGCCTAAGACATTTATCAGTTAGTCTTGTAATTAAAAGGGGTCGTTTACGGCTCCTTTTTTATTTTATACGCACATTATTAGTTAGGATAAATATTAGTATGGCAGATAAGTTTTCAGGTTTCGCAGATAATTTAATTAATGGTGCTCTTAATCCAAAGGGTAACTTAGCCGATTGGCAACATGCAAGCAGAATGTTTGTAGCCGATGCTTTGCGATTAGCCCCTAAATCAAAATTTCTTTATCATGTAAATTTTAATGTTAATTCTACAGCTGGAAGTATACTTCCAGACTTTACACGTAAACATGTAAATGAAGTTGGTATGCTAGTCAAACGTGCAGATTTGCCAAAGTTTAGTGCGGCTATAGTAACAAAAAACAAATACAATAGAAAAAAGAATATACAAACCAACATTCAATATGACCCAATCACAATAAGTTTTCATGATGATAATTTAGGCATTACAAGTGTCTTACTAGAAGCATATTATAGATATTATTTTGCAGACGGAAACCAAGGATGGGACAGAGGCAGAGCGGCCTATAAGCGTGGCAACAGTGATGCAACTTATAGAGGTAGTCAAGACAATGGATGGAAATTTGGTTTAGATAATAATAATCCTGGTTTTCCATTTTTTGATGATATTACAATTACACAGTTTGCTCGTAAAAAATTTACAAGTTTTACAATAGTAAATCCTATTATTACAAATTGGCAACATGATTCTGTAGATGCTGGCGATGGCGCGGGTATGATGGAAAATACAATTACAGTTGCATATGAAGCAGTGTTTTACAACAGAGATAATGTTGCTTATGATAATCCAAAAGGTTTTGGTGATACTGCACATTATGACAGAACTCCTAGTCCAATATCTCCGTTAGGTGGTAGTGCTGGCGGATTAGGTACTGCAATAGGTACTGCAATAAGTTTAGCACAGTACATTGCAGGTGGACAAAATTTTAACAATCCCCTTGAAGCAATTTTAGCTGGTGCAAATTTATTAGGCAACATAAGAAGTCTTTCAAAAGAAGGCTTACGTCAAGAAGGATTTAGCATACTTAAAAATGCAATAGGTCAAGCGGCAGGCATTGATGTAAGTGGAGTATCCGGAGCATTTTTTCCAAAAGGTGGAGGAAAAGGCAGTTTAACTACTGCGGCGGCGGCAGTTGGATTAGGGCTTGCGGCCACAAGTGCAATATCAAGGGCTAGAACAGCAAACACAAAAGCATTTCAAAATGCAGGTGGTGATTTGAAAAATGCTTTATCTCAAGGACAACAAGATTTATTTGGAGGTAATAACGCAATATGAGCGAATTAACAAATGACCAAAAAGTAAATAAAGTTTTCGATCAATATTTTACAGCAAGTCAAAACTTTCCTAGTAATGAAGTTGATGCTGTAGTTGGATTTTTTGAAAACAGAGGATTTGAAAAAACAGCGGCAATAAGCACAGCTACTATACTACTATCTCAAGCACGTTTAGATGACGTAAAAGTATTTGAGTTGCTAGACACATTGAAAGGCTTAGAAGCCGTTCAGTTATCCGCAGTAGTAGCACAAGTAATAAATTATAATAGACCTAGCACAAGCACAATTGGCTTTAGAAGAGATAGACAAGATAATCTTACCGAAAAAAGAAATATTTTGGAATAATGGCACGTTTTGCACAAGGCAAATTTAGATTAAAGTTCCCTGAAAAATATGCTGGTAACAGAACACCAACGTATAGAAGTAGTTGGGAATATACTTTTATGAAGTTTTGTGATGAACATCCTAACGTAAGTCAATGGGCAAGTGAAGCTGTAAAAATACCATATAGGAATCCTTTGACAGGAAAATACACTGTATATGTGCCTGATTTTTTTATTGTGTATGCAGACAAAGGTGGTAAGCAAAAAGTTGAACTTATAGAAGTGAAACCTGCTAACCAAGCAGACAGAAAAAAATTAGGTAGAAGTAGATCTAATCAAGCACACTATGTAATGAACATGGCAAAATGGGAAGCCGCAAAAGCGTGGTGTAAACAAAAGGGCATTTTCTTTAGAGTTATTACAGAACAAGACATCTTCCATCAGGGTCGACGCTAAATAGTTTTAACAAGAGGTTTGTGTAATGACCAAGAAATTAGAAGATTTGTTGAATATGCCTGATAGTAAAGAAATAATCAACGACGACAAGAAAAAAGAAAAAGTAAAGACAGCAGTAGTTGAACAAGAAGAAACTATGCGGTCTATGGCCGAGTTCGATAAAATTACAGCCGCACTACCACAAGTAAAGGGGTTGGGTGATAAAGCTGACGGAGAACTTGAAGACATAGCTGATCGTGCTTTACAAAGTTATGAAGACCTAATGGATTTAGGCATGAATGTAGAAAGCCGTTATTCAGGAAGGGTATTTGAAGTAGCAGGTAGTATGCTTAAAACAAGCCTGGATGCAAAAGTTGCAAAGATGGATAAAAAATTAAAGATGATTGAACTGCAACTTAAAAAAGAAAAGCAAGATAAAGACAATATCGACACAGGAGATATAGTAAACGGCGACGGATATGTCATTACAGACCGAAACAGTTTATTAGAGAAACTTAAGAATATGGATAAATAGAGTATAACGGGAATAATGCTATGAGAACATTTAAAGAAATATTAAACGAATCACAAAAAACCTACGAGTTTTGTATTAAAATGGCAGGCGAATTATCCAAGGATAATAATGATAAATTAGAATCTTGTCTCCAAAAATATCAATTAGTCAAACTAGGACCTGGCAAAACTACACCAATTACGGAACGTCCATTAGATTTCCCCCAGTTACAAAATATGGAAGTTACAATTTATGAAGCAGAAGTAGCATATCCTGTTACACCAAACGTTCTTGCTACATATATTGCAAGTTGCTGTGATTGTGATGAAAAATATGTCAGGGTAAACACAGTAGGACATGATATTGATATATTACAAGAACCTGCTGATGACAAACCATATGAAGCGATGTTGAACACAGAGGACATGGGCGGAGAAGATGGCCAACAACTTGCAGGAACAAATAGAGTGATGGACTTACTTAAAGAGCTTGAAGATGCACGTAAGGATAGAGAAATAGATCCAACAGAAGGCGTTAAGCCAGGTGAATCACAAGATATAAAAGATGAAACAGCTGACGCAAAGTCGCCGATAGGAAGTTAAAAATGAATAACATGAGATCATACCTAGATATTTTGAACGAAGCTCCTGCTAGAGGACTTTCGAGCGATGGAGGATTAGTAAATTTTAATGTAGATAAAAGTTTGCCAATTACTAAAATAAAAGATGATGCAGGCAAAGTATTTGATTTACATGCGTCAGAAGAAGATGCACAAAAATTTATTGATGGTAGCAATGCCTATGAAAAATTTGATAGTAGTACTGCACAAGATGTATCAGGTGGTAATGAAAAATTAGATGCTATTGTTAAAAAATATGCTAAGCCAGGTATGAGTGTAGCGGACATTGCGGCTGCTGAAAAAGAAGCTGGTAATGATAATGATTCTAGATATGTACTTGCATACATAGCAAAGTCTTTAGGAATGGAAGGTATGTATAGAGCAGATGGTAGCTCCTATATATTCCTTGATGGCGATGAGGTTAAAAGTGCCAGAGGGGGCAACATGGATCAGGC